AATAAAATAAATACAAAGTATATAAATTATATAAAAAAATAAAAATAATTTAAAAAAAAGTGTGAGGTCAACTCCCCACACCTTGTAAACACATTTTAAACCAGTTACTTATCTCTTTAGCACCTTCCTCCACACTGCCAGTTGCTGGGCAATAACGGCTGCTCTCTTGGTATTTCCCTGTTCTATTTTATTTGCATGGCTTCGGATGGTCATGAGATCCATACTTTCCGGTGGTTCTTTCAATGCTATTTCCTTTGCCTCCTCCCATAATGCTCTTTTCTCTCCTTCCTTATATTCTATCATCCCAAATTGTACGCACATATCATACCAATACAATGGCACTGTGGTATAATCTTTCCCTTTAAACTCCTTTAGCATGGTTGGAAAGTTGGCATATAATTCCTCCCTTGCTTTCCTTGCTTTCTCTTCCATGTTGGCATTGTGCCGGAGTGCAGCGACTTCATTGTCGTGAGCTGCAATGATTTTCCTGCGGTAAACAAGGTAGGCGTTTAATATTTTACCTATAGTATGCATATTTGCCTTACCATAGAATTTAACATCATCATCGAGGTCAAGCGACTGGGCAGCGAAGAGGCGGAAAGCAATTTCAATTTCATTGGCAGCTATCTGCCCAAATGTTTTAACGATTTCTTTTGTAACTGTCGAATAAAATGTGAGATCACCATCAATTCCATACACTGGGAAGAGGCTACTGATAACATTGAGTACATTTCTAAAAGCGTCTTTAGGATCAACATTGGCTATCCTGTTAGGCCTTGCTTCAATGATGGCTACTTCATCCTGGTTGTGCGGTTGGTACTTTGCCAGATTCATCTTTCTTTTTTTTGTTTTGTTGGTAATATTGTTTCATTCTTTCTTTGTGGAGTTCTATATTTTTATCGATCCACCTTCTACATGTATTAATCAATTTTTTCTTTTTATCATCATCCATAAGAAAATACCAAATCTTATACCGCTGCTTTCTCTTCTCATTGTACTTTTCCCTCTGTTCATCTGTCATTGTAGCCACCCTTTCCTTTATTCTTTGTATTATCTTTTCTTTGTTCTTTTCATAATATTCCTTTTGCCATTGCTTCCTTTTCTCTAATTTATCAGCAGGCATGTTGTATTTCCAATTATTTGCGTAAGTATTAATTTTTTCCTTATTAGCTATCCTGTATAATTTAAGATAATCGCGTTTCTTCTGCCTTTCCTCCTCTGTCATATTCGCGCGCTTATTCTTTTGATATTGGCGTTGATACTCCTTTAACTTTTCTCTTTTTTTTTCTGGTAAATCTAAATACTTCATTTGCCTTGTTTTTTTAAAAAATAATAAAATTTTTGTTTATTCCTCTGATATTCCCTGTGTTTCTCAATTTCCTCCGGTGTGCGTTCAGCGTATTTCTTTCTTTTGTAAGCATTGTTTTTATCTCTATATTCCTTCCATTCTTCAAAGGTCATATTATCCCTCCTGTTCTGCATATAGTTTTTCATGTATGCGTTATACTCCTCTCTACTTTTCATAATGTATTAATTCGTGTTCAACTTCTTCCCAATAATAATAAACTTCACTATTTAAATCATTATCTAAAATTTGTTTAACTGCAAACAGAGCGCACTGTTTTGCCAGGATAGAAACAAGGATCTCCTGTCCAAGTTCTCCTCCGATGTTCTGGATAAGGTTGTGGTAATGGGTGAAAAGTTCAGCAGCCTTCTCCTTTGGTGTTTGGTTCATAATTTTTCTATTTCTTGTTTTACTTCTTTCCAGTAATTAATAGAAGGGGATGTTTCCTGTGTAGTCGTTAAAAGATAATGAATTTTTATTAACTCATCCACTGCAACCAATGCGTGTCCCTTTGCTTTCGACGAATCAATGTGTGTAATCCAGCCTTCTAATTGACTAAATACTTTTAATGGAGTACTAAATTTATTAATTAGTTCCTCCGCTTTTTTTTTAGGTGTCATAGCGTAAATTCATTTACAAGTTTATCAATTTCCTCCTGCCTTTTCTTTTCCTTTGCCAATGGATTAGCATACATAAATTTGGTATAAATATTATTTGCCTGGGAGTAGATGTTGCTAATAGTAAAATTTGCCTTCAGCCACTTATCGCTTATCTGCCAGGCAGCCGTTGTAAACATTGTTACCATCTGATCCGGTGCCTGCTCACTGGCACTTACCTTCTTTAGCCATGTTACTAACTTTTTGCAGTTTGCACCATCTTTAGCCGTCATGATGTAATTACCCTTGTCAGAGGGATAGGTAACACCGGCTAAGCGTTCATAGGTAGAGCAGAAAGCTGAGAAACAGAGGTAGGTCTCGGAGGGTTCTTTTTCTTTTCTTTCTTTTTGCTCCGCAACAATTTTTCTTTCTTTTTCACCTTGCTCATAGGACAGAGCATCATGGAAAGACTGGCGGGAGAAAGGGTTTTTAACTTCAAGGTCAGGGAGTGAAAAATCATTTTCACAACCTTTATCAAAGTCTTTATTTGTATTAGTCTTTCTTTGTTCAAGGTCTTTGTTTGTTAGTGTAGACTTTTCCCGTGTCGGTTTTTCTCCGTTGCGGATTTTTACCGTGTCGGCTTTTTTACCACTCGGTGTAAAATTTAAGGTATAATCGTAACTATCAAACTTACCTTCTTCCCTTCTTTGTTCCCTGTGTAGGTATCCAGTTGTTAAAAGTTCATCAATATACTTTCTTAAAGTATCCTTAGTATATCCCAATTCTTTAGCCATCGCACCTTGATAAAATTTCCAATCATCTGGCATCGAAGCCATATAACAGAAGATGAAGCGAGCGCGGTCTGATATATTTTTATTCCTAATAATGTCATTAGGAATAATAGTAAAGTTTTTCTTTATATCGTTGTTTAGCTTGTTCATAAATCAATAATTATAAATAAATGCTTTGGAATTTTGTGTATATTAAGTTTTATATAAGCAGATGTGTGCGAATTACTACCTTTAACAGTAGTTTTATTGACTACTTCTTGATAATTGTTTTTTAAAGGTAAAAACCATTGTTTAAATTTTTGGTAATCTAAACTTATAAATTTATTTGCCTTTACACAAACAAAAAATATATATGTAGCCTGACAAGCATTTAACCAATCATATAATAAATGCCTATTATTTATATCGTAAACTGTTTCGATATTTATAAAATCCATATTTTTAATTGTTTTAACTTCTATTCTGGGTGTGTATTTTTCACTATATTCAATAATAAAATCTATATCCATTTCTCTATAAATTTTATCTTTTCTTTTATCTATATATTTATAATTATTTTTATTAAACCATTGGATAATTAAATCTTCAGACTTAACACCTATGGATATATCTTTTTTGTATGTTGTGGTTTTATCAGTCATTAAGATTTTTTTTAATGTTACAATAGTTTTCATAATCCAATTCACATAACCAATATTTTCTATTAGATTCTTTTGCAGCTATACCAGTTGAGCCATGCCCTGCAAACGGGTCGACTATAGTTTCATCTTCCATTGTAATAGAATTTATTAAAGACTTTAATAAATCTATTGGTTTTTGTGTTGGGTGATTTGTTCTAAAATCATTTCCATCTAAAACATCTGGATATCTATAATTTAATTCAATCTTTCCTTTTGTTGCATAAATAATTCTTTCATGCTTTGGCGCAAAAGAATAAATTAAGTCACCTGTTCCGTGGTTGTTTTTATTCCAAACAATGCTATTTTTAATAGTGAATCCAATATCTTCTAAAATTTCAATAATGTAATTTTCTTGCTTCCATCCAATAAAACAAAATAATCCTGAATTAATGTCCATTTTACTGTATAGCTTACTAAAAACATTCTTTATTAAATCCATTGCAGTATCAATATCCTTATCATTTTCTATGCCTTTATCTTTTAATGATGCTGTACGTCTATTAGAAATATAATTCATTCCATAAGGAGGATCAGTAATAACACACTTAATTTTAAAATCAATTTTATCAATCATTTCTAATGAATTGCCATTAAAAACATTTGAAAATATTTTATCTTTTGAATCTTCAATAATTTGCTTTCTTATTTCCTTTTCAATATTAATCTTTACTTCATTCTCCTCCTTCTTAATTTCTTTATATGCCTCGTTAATGCTGATTTCCCCAGTGCTTACCTTTGCCTTTATTTCAGGTGAGGCTGTGGCTTCTATTTTCTTTACCTTGCTTATTGTATCATGTGAAACGTTGGCAACTTTAGCGATTTCCTGACGTGTTTCAACTGGTTTACTTTCCGCAGAAATCTGCTTAATGTCGTTTCTATTCCCCTGATTTTCCTTTGCCTTCGCCTTAAAAACGTCTTCAAGTTGCAAGGCTAAAACGCTTCTTTGGTAATTGTTTAAATTCCTCCTCCCGAATTGGTTATTAATCATCCATTCCTTTACCGCGTTAATGTCGGCAAATTCCTTTTCCACGGTAACAAAGTCAATGTCGTACTCCGTTGCAATTCTGTAACGGTTGTGTCCATCGACTAAAATACCGTTCCATGTCACCAATGGGTCGCGGATTCCTTCTTCAAGAATATTACGTTCCAGTTGCTTAAATTCCTCACTTGTTAAGGGTGGGATTAATACTTCAAGTTCTTTTAATATTTGCATGGTATAATAAAAAAAGCCAGCAGGTGATAGACTACTGGCTTAGGTAAAACAATATAAAAATTGTTTCATGTTCCTTTGGATAGCTATCACTCCGTCCAAAGGATAAGCAAAGATAAACTATTTTTAATTTTTTTCTCCAATACTTTTAATATTCTCCATCTTCCCCTCCTCAATGAATCCACTCCCCTGACTTCCTCCAACTATTTTTAAATACTGATTCTCAACACTGGCAGAGTTTATAATAGTCTGGGCAACATTGGCGATTACCTTTGCTTTTTCAAGGTCGTACTTGCTGTCGGGGTCGCTTAGTTCTTCAAGAA